TACGGGATCTAGATATACAGGTTATGGAAACCCGTACAAATGTGGACAAGTCGTCAGATGTGGAAAACCCCCAGCCGCCGGAGGGTCTAGGTGATTATTGAAAAAATCAACGTGGGCTTGGTGAACGTAGCCAAGTACAACCCGCGCAAGGATTTGCAGCCGGGTGACGCTGAGTACGAACGCCTGAAACGGTCGGTCGAACGGTGGGATCTAGTCGAACCGCTGGTCTGGAATAAGCGCTCGGGCAACCTCGTCGGTGGACACCAGAGGCTGAAAATCCTCATAGCGCGGGGAGATTCGGATGTCGACGTGTCTGTTGTTGACCTCGGGGACCAGGACGAGGCCGCGCTCAATATCGCGCTGAACAAAATCGGCGGCGAATGGGACATGCCGAAGCTGTCGGACCTATTAAGTGAACTCGATGGCCACGGATTCGACGCCACCTTTACCGGATTCGACGGCGACGAACTCGAGAACTTACTGACGTGGACGCCGGGCGATGTGGGCGAATCCGAGGACGGCACCGGACAAGTAGTCAGGTTTGTGGTATTTATATGCGATAATAACGAGATGGAGTTTCGCAAAGCCGGTAAGGCATACATAGTGGACATGGTGAAATGCGAAGATGAAAATTGCGACATTGGCATTCGGAAGCTCGACCCTAACGCTTGGTCTGAGCGTCGTAGTAAACTCGGTAAAAAAACGGTTCCCGACAGCGACGATTCAGACGGCGACGCGACAGAATGTACATGAGACCAACTACCTCTTGGTCTCGCTGTACTGGTGGAAAGACGTCTACGAATATCTATACTGGCTTACAACGGTCGGGCTCGATCCGGCGAGGCAACAGACTCCATGCGTTATAATAGGCGGGATGGCTAGCGTGAATCCGCGCCCGATGGTTGGTAGTTTTCACTATGCCGTGATCGGTGACGGTGAAGCGGTAATCGACGGCCTGCTTGATGCGCTCGAAAAGGGTAGCGATCCGTACGCAGTCGAAGGGGTATGGAACCCGGAAGGCGAAACCGTCCCGGCAGTGGAGCCCGAGATTCCACAGGATGTGTATGTCGAGAATAGGCAGTCGCGCATCACGAGGATTGAGATCGCGCGTGGCTGTAAGAGTCGGTGCCCATTCTGCCAGCTCGCATTCACCAAGCCGTACCGTGAGCAGCCGTTCGATGCTGTCGTGTCGGCGTTGGAAAAGTGCTCCACCAAGCAGGTTGCGTTGTTCGCCCCGAACCGCACAAGCTATTCGCGACTTTACGAGCTGGACGCGAAGGTGCAGGAGTTGGGGAAAAACAACATCGGATCAGATACACGTCTCGACATGGTGCAGAAGTTTGAGTCAATCGATTGTGTCCGCTTTGGCGTGGAGGCGTTCGGTGAACGTACGCGTCGGAAGTTTCATAAGGTGCCCACTAACAACTCCGTCATCGAGGGCATTTTGTATGTCGCGCACCGATTGAAGAAACCGAATGGCAAACCTCACAAGTCGGCCGTTTGTTATGTGATCGGTGATCTACCGGGTGAGGGGTCGGAAGACGTGGGTGAGTTTTATGACATGTTGGTCGAGCTAGACGGCAAACTCCGTGAGCGATTTACATTATTTCTCTCGATGTCGGCATTTGCGCCCGCACCATTTACGCCAATGTGGGGCTGCGGGATTCATCCATATGCCGACTTAGGTTCAGTGTTCGCGCGAAGGCCACACTTTGAGCGGTTGGTGATTGCAACACGGGGTGGGCATGTGCCAGCCCCCGCCCGTCTCTGTCAGATGCTCACAATACGAGGCGACGAACGAGCCGCGCCAGTACTTCGCTGGCTTGGGTCACGAAAAGGCCGTGCGACATTCGCGGCATCCGGTAAGCAGGCGTTTAGGGCGGGAAAGACGATTGAGGCTACGTGTCGTAAAGTGGGGTTCCCGCCGGAAGATATATACCGTGAGTGGGATCAAAATGAGCCCCCGCCATGGGCGAATACGCAGGCAATTATTCCGTATAAGCAACGATGGAATTGACGTATGCCAGGCCCAATACCTAAACCCCCAGGCCTGCGCCAGCGGCGGAACCGCGCCTCGACCAAGGCTATACTGCCGACCGCGGCGGAGGCCGCGAAGCAGAATATTCCGCCACTACCTACACCCGCAACACCGTCGTGGGATGGCAACTGGCACGAACACGTGGTCGCATGGTGGGAGTCCGTCTGGCACTCTCCGATGGCCGCCGAATACCTTGAGCCAGACAAGCGGGGGTTGATCCTCTTGGCTTACCTCCAGCAGAGCTTCTGGACTGCACGGACGAACGAAGAACGGTTCAAGTTCGCGGCTGAGATCCGGCAGCAGGAGGTCCGCTTCGGGCTCACCCCGATCGACCGTCGCCGGTTGCAATGGGAGGTTGAGAAAGGCGAGAGCGCCGCGGTGCGGACCGCGACACGACGGAAGCGCAAGCGAGCGAACCCAAAGAAGGATCCGCGTGAGGTTTTGAAACTGGCATGACCGTCTTCATGTACCCACCTCCTGACGAGAAGCCATGGCCGACCCTCGGCCCCTTTGTCTGCGATTTCATCGAAGACAACCTCTGTTTCGGCCCTGGGGATTTACTCGGGCATCCCGTGACCTTGAGCGACGAGCTGCGTGCATGGATTTCTAAAATGTACGAGATCGAGCCGCCCTATGTGGTGACTGGCAAGGGCAAGAATCGGCGGCGCCGGAAGAACCCACGAACCGGTCGGCGGCGGTTTCAGCGCTGCGTGCTTTCGCTCAGAAAAGGATCGGCCAAGACCGAAATCGCCGCCTGGATCGCCGCCTGTGAACTGCACCCGGACGGGCCGGTGCGCTGTGCGGGGTTCGACGGCGATCAGCCGATTCCGTGCGGTGTCACAGATCCCTACATCCCCATGATCTCCTACACTGAGGAGCAGACCGAGGAACTCGCCTACGGGGCGCTGAGGCGGATACTTGAAGAAAGTCGCATCGCGAGTGACTTCGACATCGGCCTCAATCGAATCGTCCGGGTGCGCGGCGATGGGAAAGCAGAGGCCGTCACAGCCTCCCCGAACGCGCGCGACGGTGCGAGAACCACATTCCAACACGCAGATGAAGCCTTAGCGCTGGACACACCATTGCCAACGCCACGCGGATGGACAACGATGGGAGAGGTGGAGCCAGGCGATTTCCTCGTTGGCCGCGACGGTCGCCCATGCCAGGTTCTGGGTAAGTCAGACGTACACCACGGTCGACCGTGCTATCGAGTCACTTTTGAGGATGGAACCTCTGTCGTGGCAGACGCCAACCACCTCTGGTTTGCTCGTCGGAGTGGCGGCTGCGGACACGGTCAAGGTTGCCGATGTTGGAGGGCGCAGGGGTGGGGGGTTCGCCGCACGGAAGATATGCGCGATGTGATAGTTGAAGGTGATCGCCGGGATAGATTCCGGTATCATGTGCCGGTAGGTGCGCCGATTGAAACGGACGACCTCCCGTTGCCATTGGATCCGTATGTATTGGGTCTTTGGTTGGGTGACGGCGATGCAAGAAACGCCATGGTCCACGCCGGGTTCCTCGATGGCGAGGAGGTGGCTGAGGCAATCGCGCAATGCGGGTATGCTGTCACGTCGAAGGCATTACACAGTGGTGTCCGGATGTACGCCACCACCCACGATAGTCTTCCAAACGGTCGCCGTGATTCGGTGATCGGGCGGCTTCGCAACATGAGTTTGTTGCAGAATAAGCATATTCCAACATTTTATCTTCATGCGGGAACGGAACAACGGCTCGCGCTCATGCAGGGTCTCATGGACTCGGATGGGCACGTTTCGAAACGTGGCGACTGCACCTTCATCAATACAAACAGTGCACTCATCGAAGGGTTTGTGGAACTTGCTCGCTCTCTAGGGTTTAGTCCCACTGTTCATTGGAAAGAAGACGACCGCCGCGAATCATATCGGCGTTGTGCGAAAGTCAGCTTTCAGGCGGATCGGCTCATGCCCGTGTTCAGACTGGTACGGAAGCTGGAGCGATTGCGGACTGTACGCGACCCCCGTCATACCAAACTAGCTATCGTCTCCATTAAATTGGTGCCTTCCGTGCCTGTCCAGTGTGTTAAAGTGGACGCACCTGACTCACTCTTTCGAGCCGGACTTGGCATGATCCCGACACACAATACCCACAGGCTGATCCTAGACGGTCTAAAGCGTGCATGGACGGTGATGCTCGCGAATCTCGCCAAGCGGCCGATGGCCGATCCTTGGGCGCTGGAAACCACGACGGCACCGGAACCGGGCACTGATTCGGTGGCGGAAGGCACGATGCGCTACGCCTACGAGATGGCGGAGAAGACCGGCAACTCAGGCGCCCGGCTGTTTTTCTACCATCGGCAAGCCTCAGACAAGCACGACCTTGATACTGACGAGGGACTGCGAAACGCCGTCGTGGAGGCATCTGGGCCGTACATCGCCAAGTGGAGCGACATCGACCGTATCGTGGGGACGTTCCGGGAGCCCGACGCGGATCTACCATACCTCGAGCGCGTCTGGCTCAACCGTCCGGTACAGGCCGCCGGCCTTGCGTTCAACGTGGAGCGCTGGCAGGAGCTTGCCCAGCCGGACCACGTCGTGCCCGACGGCGCCCTCGTAACTCTGGGGTTCGACGGGTCGCGATACGACGACGCGACGGCCTTGGTGGCAACCGAGGTCGAAACGGGGTTTCAGTGGCCACTTGGAATCTGGCAACGCCCGCCGCAGCTGGTCGAGTGGGAGGTTCCCGTGCTGGAGGTTGACGGCATCGTGAACGATGCCTTCGAGCGCTGGGAGGTGGTGCGCATGTACTGCGACCCACCCAAATGGGAAGGCTGGATCGCGACCTGGGCGGGCCGGTACGGCGACAAGCGGGTCGTCGAGTGGTGGACGAACCGAAGGAAGCCGATGGCGTATGCACTCCGGGCATACAAGAGTGCGATACGCGCCGGCGAAGTCATCCATAACGGCGATCGGACGCTGGAGACGCATATCGCAAACGCCCGGCGGCTCTATACCCAGCTCAGCGATGACGAAGGTAAGCGACTGTGGATTCTGCGGAAGGAACGACCGGACAGCCCCAAGAAAATTGACGCCGCCATGGCGGCAGTGTTGTCGTGGGAATCGCGGATCGACGCGGTCGCGGAGGGGTTGCTTGTAGGGGTCGGTGACGAAGGAATCGATTTCATATGAGGGGGCGCCGAGTATGCGGAAACGTCCTGAATGGTTGCGCTGGCCCGACATAGACCTGCGTGACGTCCATGTGTACGCGGGCATGGCCATTGCCACTGTCGGCGGAATGCTCATTTCCACTGCCTGGGCCCTGGTTGCGCTTGGCCTTTTTCTCGCTTGTCTGGGGATCTTCCTTCCCAATCGACGGGGGCCCGAATAATGGGAATCATCGATCGTTTACAGCATCATTCAGCCCGCGCAGATGTGGCATGGGACACACTCGATGAGCGATGGTATCAGGACCATCCTCATCTCTCCGGTCCGACGTTCGCGGGTTTTCCGGTCGGACCGGATATGGCGAAACGGGTATCCGCTGTGTTCGCGTGTGTGAGTCTCATCGCGGAAACCGTCGCCTCCCTACCCTGTATCCTCTACCGCCGACTCGACGACGACGGAGCAAAAGAACGGGCGCGCGACCACCGGCTCTACAATACGCTGCGCAACCGTCCGAATCCGTGGATGACCACGATGGACTTCTTCGGTCTCGGGCAGATGCACGCCGGACTGCGGGGAAATGCGTACTGTGAGATCAGGGATGACGGGCGCACCGTCCAGCTCGACCCCCTCCATCCAGACCTCGTGTCGGTCGGACAGCTCGACAGCGGCCGATTGCACTACCAAGTACGGCACCCTAAGACGGGTGTCGAGCGCACACTGTTGGACGATCAGGTTCTACACGTCCGCGACCTGTCCGCCGATGGGCTTAGTGGGCAGGCGCGCGCAGTGCTGGCACGCGAGGCGATCTCGGTCGCGGCTGCCGGCGAAGCGTTCGTGGCCGGATTTTTCCGCAACGACGCGACTGGTCGCCTGGTGATTACACACCCGGGGAAACTAGACCCCGCGACAAAGGCGCAATTCCGAGAGGAACTGCGATCCAACTACGCCGGATGGTCGAATCGATCCAAAACCATGCTCCTCACGAATGGCGTGGATGTCACCGAACTCGGCAAGCAAGGCACCGACTCGGGCTTCATCGTCGATCCGCGAAAGTTTCAAACATCCGACATCGCGCGATTCTGGCGCGTGCCTGGGTTTATGATTGGGCTCGAGGAAAAAACCTCCTCGTGGGGTACGGGTGTCGCGGAGATGAAGCAGGCGTTCGCCGCGTTCACGCTGAAGCCCTGGTCCGATCGATGGGCGCAAGCCCTCCAATTGGCGCTACTCACTGAAGCGGAACAAGAAGAGTATTTCATTGAGTTCCTGTATGCCGACCTCCTCCGGGGTGACCTCAAGTCTCAGATGGAGTCGTATAAAACCGGACGCGAGATCGGCGTATGGAGCCCGAACGATGTGCGGAAGAAACTCTCGGAGAATCCACGGGAAGACCCAGAGGGCGACGACTACCAGAACACCCCAACGGGGGCGGCGCCAAACACCCAGGCGAGCCAAGACGCTCCGCCCTCCCCGCCAATAGAGGAGGGGGAGAGTAACGCGACGGCCATCCCGGGTGTGTTGGTGAGCGATGCGGTGTCGCGGATTGCTGGTGCCGAGACCCGCGACATCGGTCGGCGCGCAGCTAGGGCGAAAGAGGATCTCCCGAAGTGGAGCGCATGGGTGGCGCGATACTACGCGGACCATCGGTGCTACACGGCCAAGGTGCTTGCGCCGTTGGGCGCGGCGTTTGCCGTGGATGCGTGGCGTACCGAGGTGATGGTGGATCGTATTGACTGGAGTGGCATAGCAAGTCTCAAGGCCGGAGTACCTGATGGGTGGGACGATCGGCGCCGTGTTGAGATCGCGGCCATTATTAATGAATGTCTAATTGCCGGCGCGATGCGCGACGCGGCGTAAGGAGAAAACCATGAGGATCGATCGATTACTACAGATGTTCACGAGCGATGTCTGTCTCCTGGAGCCCCGGACGCTACGCCTCGGCGGGCAGCTCCTCCATCGGAAGCTACTGGGCGAGGCGTTTGTCGGCGCTCAGATACACACGGAACTCGGTGTGGCCACATCAACGCAACGCCGATATGCGAGCGACAGCGGAATCGCCGTGATTCCGGTCGTCGGTGTCATCGAGCAGCGGATGCAAAGCCTCGGAACCTCAACCGAGGAAATTGGAGCGATGTTCGATGCTGCGATCGCGAGCGATCGCGTCGATGGGATTGTGCTCGACGTGGACTCGCCTGGCGGCGGTGTGACGGGCGTTCTCGAACTCGCCGAGAAAATCTTTGCGGCGCGCGGGATCAAGCCGATCGCGTCGATTAGCAATGGGATGATGGCCAGTGCTGCGCTGTGGATCGGGTCGGCTGCTCGTGAGGTCTGGGCAATTCGGAGTGGAGACACTGGATCGTTGGGTGTCTACATGTTGCACATCGACGAGTCAAATGCACTCAAGGAAGAAGGGGTGACGGTCACGGAGTTCAGCGCCGGCAAGTACAAGACGGAAGGTGCACCATGGGTGCCGCTATCCGAGGAGGCTGCTGAGTTTTTCCAGGGTCGGGTTGACGAGGTGTACGGATGGTTTGTCGCCGCCATGTCAGAGTTCCGCGGCGACACTCCGGCCAACGTCAGGAAGGGCTACGGCGAAGGCCGTATGCTCGGAGCGACGCAAGCGAAAGCGGCAAACCTGGTGGACAAAATTGGGACGTTCGAGGCGGTTGTGAGCCGTGTCGCGCAACTCGGCGCGAAACCCAAAGGACGACGCACGGCGGCGCTCCGCGAGGAGATGGCGCTTGACACCGCGACCCGATCTGCGTAGATATTGACTGTAGAGGTGGCGAGCGATCTGTGATGCGGTAGCACGCAGGGCAAGCCGCTGATAGTAAAAATAGAAGTTGTCATTCACTACGTGATAACGGGTGGAGACACGTCGACTAGAGCATAAAACGCTCTGGTGGCTGCGTCCCGTCCGCTTTTCTTGTGCGGCTCCTGGCCACCAGTACAACCGGGAGCACTCGCATGACCCGATTGCAGCAGTACCAGCAGAAGGCGACAAGTCTCAAGGAACAGATGGAGGCTATGCTCGCCACGGCCGATACCGACAACGAAGGTATCATGACGGCCGAACAGAAGATCGAATACGATGGCATCAAGGCCAAGTGGTCCCAGGCCATCGACCTCCGCGACGACCAGGCCGCAATGGATGCGGCGGACCGCGCTGCCGTTCCTGTCCAGCTCGTCAAGGGCAACGGCGAAGGTCCGGCAACAGTCAAGCTCCGGGCAGAATCCGACCCCCGGAAAGGCTTTCATACACACCAGGACTTCATCCTCGCCTGTATCGAGAACGCTGGGCTGCGGGATCGTGAGCAGGTATCCGACGAGCGACTCCGGATGCTGGCGGTCTCCGACCCCGAAGACAAACGCGCAGCGGGCGAACTCGCTTTCTTGCTGCCGATCGCGTTCTCGCCTCATGGCCTGAGCGCTGCCGCAGGATCGGACGAGCAAGGGGTGTACGACAATCGGTACGGCGGTTATGCGGTTCAGCCGACAATGCTGCCGGGGATGCTACAACTCGGCTTTGAAGGCGACCCGACGACCGGCCGCACACAACCGGTTCCGATGTCGACTCCTACGGTCGAGATCCTGGCACGCACGGACAAAGATCACACCTCGAGTGTGTGCGGCGGTCTCACCGTCACGCGGAGACCGGAGACGGTAGCGGCCACCGCTAGTCGTTTTTCGATGGAGATGGTCACCCTCAAGGCGGCCAGCCTATTCGGCCTGTCGTATGCGACCGAGGAAATTCTACAGGATTCGCCGATCTCGTTTGCAGCGATTATCGCAGGCGGGTTCAAGGATCAGTTTGCCCATCACATGCTGAATGAGAAGATTCGCGGGCTTGGTGGCAGCGAATACCAGGGCGTCCTCAAGGCGCTGGATGCCTCGACCCAAGGCCCCACGGTCAGCGTGGAGAAGGAAACCGGCCAAGACGCAGCCACGATCGTGGCCGAGAACGTCATCAACATGCGCTCGCAGTGCTGGGGTTACGGCGATGCGATCTGGATTGCCAACCACGACTGCTACCCGCAACTCGCGGTCCTGTCGATCGCGGTTGGCACAGGTGGCACCTTGGTCTATCAGCAGAGCGTTATCGAAGGCCGGCCCGACATGCTGCAAGGTCGCCCGATCTTCTACTCAGAATACCCCGCAACCCTCGGCAGCCAGGGCGACCTGATCCTCGGAAACTGGTCGCAGTACCTGGATGGATTGTACCAGCCGATGCAGTCGGCGGAGTCCATCCATGTCCGATTCGTGAACCACGAACGAACGTTCAAGTTCTGGTTGCGTAACGCCGGTGCTCCATGGTGGAGAACGGCCCTGACCCCACAGCAATCCAGCACGAAGCTTTCACCTTTCGTCGTGCTCGACGCACGGGCATAAGGAGACTAGATCATGGCAGTAGCCACCGGCCCAGAAAAGAAACTCAGCACCATCATGAAGGTCGAAATGCACGATTTCGACCCCGGCGCGACGACTGTTACCGCAGTTGGCTGGCGTGCCGTTTCGGGTTTTCGGACCTTCATGGCGCGGCTCATGCGGACCATTGGGACGTCCGCCACAACCTTCGACATCGCGGTTGCCACCGATAGCTCTGGCGGCGGGGCCCTCGCGGTGATCACGCACGCGGTGGGTTCCGAACCGGACGCCGTAGGGGACGAGCTGTTCCTCGAGTGCTCTATCGAGAACATGCGCGAAACCTTGGCGACCGCGACGCACTGGTCTGCGCGTATCAGCTGCGCAACCAACACGGATGAAATGGTCGTGACGACGATCGAGGCTGATCCACAGCACCCGAGAACGGGACTGACGGCCGACATCGTCGCCTAATGACAAGGTAGAAAATAGCTCGGGGCACCGGAGTGCCCCGAGAGCATACCACTTTCTGACGGCCCTCGAGCCGTTGGCCCTATACGGGCCGGAAAGGTGAGCCATGTCAACCACAGCAGCACGGTGGATCGACGGCATTCTACAGTTCTTCAACAAAAGCACGTTCGAGACGGTTACGCCGTTCGCGGATGTCGTGTTCTACGACGACTTTTTAGGGGCGGACGGCCTAGCCGCACTCCCCGCGGGCGGCTTCGAACAGGCGGGTGTTAAGTGGGCCGTCATAGACGTTGGTGACGCTACTGAGGCGTTCACGGCGGACGCACCGAACGGTGCGGTCATGCTCCACATTCACGCGACGAGCGAAGCAGAAGATGCTGTTTTGTGCTGGAATGATCAACTAGGGCTCTCAATTCTCAACGGCGGCATCCTCGAGTTCTGTGCTACACTAACGACCCTTCCGACAACTGGCGTCGCGTGTGTGGCCGGCTTGGCTGGGCCTCACAACCTCGACAAAGACACGATAGCCAATCACGCATGGTTCCGCTGGCAGGCAAGCGGTGCCTTGGTGGTTGAGACGGATGACACCACGACCGACAACGACGACGTAGCAACCGGCATCACGTCGGTTGCCGGGACTTACGACATCTACAAGATCGATTTCACCGACCTCGAGGATGTCAGATTCTACGTCAACGGCGTGCACGTAGCAACCGATACAACGTTCGACATGAGCGACCTGACGGCGGGCGAATCGGTCATGCAGCCGTATTTCAGCCTGGACAAAGCGTCCGGGACCGGAGTAGGCGATCTGACGATCGATTACGTGAAGTTCTGGGGTCCAAGAGGGTAAGGTTCGTACACTTTACAATGATGAAAAAACCAAGGAGATAGTCATATGTCTACGGGAAAAGTATCAAGAGCCTTGCCCGGAACCAGACTCACTGACGGCACGCTCAACACTGAGTCGCCGCGCTGGTCGGGGTACGGTGAGCCGTATGTCGTGCCATTTAGCTCGCGGCTGGCAGCGGACGAGGGGATGTATTTCGTTGGGCGCAACGCAACGCCGGGGACGGGCGTAGCGGGACACGCGGCATGTACGACGCATGATACCGCGAAGGCGTATATCATGCTGAGGAACAACGCAGCGGAAGGCGGACGGCGGGCATATCTGGACTACATCAAACTCCGCTGCACCGCGGCCGGCACGGGTGGGACGTTGGACTACGCCACCCATACGATCGACCGAAACCGCACGTATTCGTCCGGTGGCGGCGATCTGACGCTCATGAATGTCAGCCAGCAGTCCACTGTAAGTACCGTGTTGACCACAGCCAAGATCGGCGCAGTGGTTCCCGGCGAGGTCAACAGTGCTGTTGCCAAGATCGTAGCGCACCATGCGCTACGTGCTGCGGTTATCGCGGTGGTCGGCGATCTCGTCATATTCAACTTCGGCGGGCCACTGGTGACCTCTGCGGGGCTGCAGGGAGGTACACTCGAGCTCGAGAAGGTGTACCACTGCCCACCCGTCCTCCTGGGACCGGGCGACTCCTACCACTTGGTCATCTGGAGTGATTTGCAGTCGGCGGCCAAATCCTACGAGGCCGAGCTCGGTTTCTGGGAGCGCTAGTTAGTTGCGTGAATATGCACTGGTCACTCACGCTCGTCACACGGCCCGAGGTGGAGCCAATATCGCACGATGATGCGAAACTTTGGCTCCGCCTTGACCACACGACCGAGGATACGCTTGTAGATAGCCTGATCCAGATGGTGCGGGAACAGGTCGAGGAGCACGGCATCGCCGTGATAACCCAGACCTGGGATCTGCGGCTGGATCGGTTCCCCTCGGTGATTCGCATCCCCAAGACGCCGGTGCAAGAGGTCTCGTCGATCAGCTATATCGATACGGATGGCGACACCCAGACGCTGGCGGCGAGCCAATACACAGTAGACGTGTATTCTGTGCCGGCGCGGATCGTACCCGCCTACGGCCTGAGTTGGCCGATTGCGCGGAGCGATCCCAATGCTGTGACGGTGCGGTTTATCGCCGGTTACGGTAGCGGCGCCACGCCAGCGGAGATCCCGGAGCGGATACTTCAGGCCATGCGGCTGGCGGTGACCACTGCGTATGCAATGCGCGCGGATCACGAGGCAGCGCAGACGGCTGTGGCGCGGGTTTTGGACAACTATGAACTCCACTACTACTGATGGCTAGAACCTCAATCGCAGCTTTACGCAACATTCGGGACGGCCACCCGCTTGGGGTCACTCCTCGTGTGTTCGTTGAGACAGGTACCCTACATGCAGAAACGGCGCGTTTCGCGAGACAGGTCTACGAAGTTGTGGAAACGATCGAATTATCTGACACCCTCTATCGCGACGCAGCCGCCCGGTACGGGGGCAACGGTATCCAGTTCCATCATGGGGATTCCGCGACACTACTGCCACAGATCCTTGAGGGCTACGAAGAGCCAGTCTGTATTTACCTAGATGCCCATTGGTTCCCTCGCGAGGGTGTCGTTGGGCAAGGTGCATTTCCATTGTGGCATGAGCTCGCGGTAGTCGCCCCGCGTCCCTATCCGGACATCGTTGTGGTGGATGACGTGCATTCCTTCGGTCGCACCGCACCAACAGCGGAATGGCAGGACGTCGTGCCGAGTCGCATCACGGAGGCACTCGGTCGCGTACTCGAGGGCAGGGTATATGATGATCACTTTATCGCGTATCGGGGGCCAGCGTGAGAGTCGCACTTTGCACGTGCGTCTGGCAACGCCACGATGTGACGGCGGTCTTCTGGGCTGCCTATAAGCACCTGCGCGGATGGTGGGCCGATCACGAGGTCATCCCCGTCGTGGCCGTGTCGGACGATCCTGTGCACCGGGAGTTAGCACCGCCCGAGACGGTCTGGTGCGAAATGCCAAATGCACCGCTCGGGAAGAAATTCAACGCCACGCTGGCGGCGGCCCGCGACATCGGGGCCGACGTGGTTTGTATTACTGGATCTGATGACGTGATGTGCGAGCAGGTTGCCCGTGCGCTCGAGGTCCATATCGCAGACGCGACACCGTACGCCGGACTACGTGACCTGTACTTCCACGAAACCTGGACCGGCCGGACCGGATATTGGCCGGGATACCGCCAGCGGCATCGGATCGGGGAGCCGGCTGGCTGTCACCGACTCATCAGGCGCGAGGTGTTGCATAGTCTCGACTGGCGTCTCTGGGAAGACGACCGGAACCGAAGCATGGATCATTCGTCGTTTCAGAATCTGACTCGCGTTCATGCCGAACCTGTGTTGATCACGGTGCAAGATCTGGATGGATGTGCGGTGGATCTCAAAAGCGCGACGAATCTGTGGAGCTACGATCACGTGATGCCACGGACCTTGCCAGATGACACGATCCTCGACCGGCTACCCGAAGACGTGAGCACAATGATCCGGGGTCTGCGTGTGGAGTGCCCGGCGCCCCTGCGGCCGTCGATCGCGCGCCCGAGGATAGGGAGCGTATACGTGTGCGGGAAGACGGCCCGCGCCGCCCGGCGCATCACCGCGAAACTTAAAACACTGAGACTGGCCACATGATCGCCACCCTCGACCAGCGCACGGACCGCGTCCGGCTCTACAGCTACAGCGACGACGGATCGGATGGCGTAGTGGATTCCCGCTATACGTTCGTCGCGGAGGTCTGGGCGCAATTCACACCCGACCGTGCAATCGAGCGATCTAGCGGTGAAGCCGCCACACACGAAAATCACGCGACCTTCGGATTTCACGAGCAGGTGAGTGTCGGTAAGGACATGGTGATCACCATCAATGACGAAGCGTACAAGGTAGCTGGCATCCCGGACCCGCGGACCTACGTGGCCGGAATGCTCCGGCTGGTGAGCGCTGTCTGGGTGGATCGCGCCAACCTGACAATGGTAGAGGTTTGACGATGGCACAGAAGCCCGGGTGGACCAGCAATATCGACAAAGTCGTGCGGCGCATGGACGGCGACGCGGTGCGTTCAGGCCTCAAGGCCGCTGGGGTTATGCTCCACACCATCATCCAGAGGAAAATTGATTGGGGGTATACCTCGGGAGCCTTCTCTAAGGGACGGGTGGCGGGAACAATAGTCCGCGGCCGGCCGGGGGTACGGAAGATCACAGTGAGCACGCCGAACCCGATAGCGGTCCTCTGGGAGCTAGGCCATTTCAACATCTACACCCAGAAATACGAACGTGTCGAGGTCTTTCGCGTCTCGCTTGAGATGAACGCCCACAAGCTTGCCAAGGTATTTGCCGATCGCTACTACGAGAAGTTGGCCGAGGTCGCCCACAGGAAGCTCGCGCCTGCACTCATGGCGGAATACGAATGAGCGCGGCCACAACCGAAGCCCTGTATAAGGCGCTGCGAACGCGGCTGTTGACGTTTCAGGCGCTCGGGAGTCCAACGCCCGATACGCTCGGCGATTCACTGACGAGCCTGTGGGTCGTTCAGGGGCCGGATACGGCGGCGTATCCCTACGGCATCATGCGGTTGCAGGCGCGACAACGGCCGGGTGAATACGCCGGCGAGCGGGAGGCTATGGACTTGGAACTCCTACTCTACGACCGACCACGAAAACAGCAGTACGTCGTCGAAGGATACGCCGACATCGCCGACCAGGCGTTGCTGCGATACGCCGACTCCAGCGCTGGCCTCTTCTTCTCGGGGTCCAGCGAGCGGGACACAATCCCAATGAATACCCAGGTGTCCGACCGCGAAGTCGTGGCCGTGCGCTGCGTGTATCACGTCGTTACTTGGCCACAGTTTCTAACCCAATACTCACTCCAGGAGGCATAGAATGCCGCAATCTGGCTACAACACGAATACGCCTAACGGATTCGGCCTCTATGGCGTTCTGTATTCGGCGTTCAACACAACGACCGGATCCGGCACACAGATCGGAATCACGCGCGGCGGGCTCCGGTTCAATCCGAACCACACGATCCGGAACCCCGAGTACGACGGCAAGATGGCGAATATCTCGGGACTCGACCGAATCACGTTCCGGAACCCGACGATTTCCGGCACGATCATCGAACTGACGGAAGAAAACCTGATCATGTTCGAGCCGGGCGGCGCGACGCCGGTGACCCTGAAAGATTCGGGGACATTCCTCGTAGCGGCCACCGACTACCTCACCAACATCGCCGTGGCGTTCGAGCGGCCTGATGGCAGCGTCTTCGGCTACAACCTACCCGATGCGCTGGTGACGAGCTACGAGATCGCCGGGCAGAACTCGGAAGGGGAGACGGAAGTCGCCATCACGATTGAAGGGCGGCTCCAGCACGGCGCGACGCCGGATGAGGGAACACCTCCCTTCGAGATGTTTGAGATCGCGGCATGACGCGGCTACGACTAGCCGAACTCAACCGGGCCTTGGATGTCGTGGAGCTTCCGGACGGTACGGAAGCCACGGTCAAGCGGCTGGATGGCGTCATGGCTCACCTCTGGCACGAGTTCACGAGTACACCGGAGCAAGACCGTGACCCACACATCCTATGGGAGCTCGGGGGGCGCTGTTTGCCGGGTGTCAGCCAGGAGATCGTCGATGGACTGACGGCGGCGCAGGTCGGGGCCGTCATTGCGGTCGCCTCGGGCAATGTGGAGCGGGTGCTGACGGCACTAAAAAACGGGATCGGGGACGAGGTGGAGACGTCCGGCACCTCGAGCCCCTCGACCCCATCGGAGCCATCATCTGCTTCGTCGCCCGCACCACCGGACGTGGCGCCCGAGTCGTCGCCCTAGAGGATTACGCCTGGACGCTCTGGACCTTCCTGACACTCATGGATCTCGATCAGATG